ATTCGAGTCTTAAGAGATTAGATTACATAGGCGGCAGTTGTTAATTGGAGTTCCTTTATTCCAATTTTCAGCTAGTGCAGCAGTTAGACAGTAGGTGTCTTTCTAGGGAAACGAGCATTCGTTGGCTTCGTGTCGGGTATCTTTAGTTTCTTGCCCCAGAAACTAAAGGTAATCGGTTGGAGTTTGTTGATCCGGGTGTTAGTAGTAACTGACGACCACCCCGTGACGCGAACAAAGACCCGAAGAACGTCGACAGCAGCTCACTCCGGTCCTGGTAAAACAGTAGGGAGTGCAGTTTCACAGCAAAATCCTAACCACGAGCATTGCTCGCATCATCACCAAGATGACTAAACGTTCTATGAAACGTTCCACTGACACTCAACACAAGAGAAACGGTCAATCCCCAGGCGGAAACCATCGCGGTAGAGCCACCCAGCCTAAGCAAGGTAAAACTTCGCAGGCAGGTGACAGACACCGTCGTGATAGGCGCCAACAGGGGGGTTCCGATTCAGTGGTGCACCGGCCTGCGAGATCAAACCGCGACGTCCAACGAGCAAAGGGCGCCGTGCTGGAGATGTTTGATCCTGCACCATCAATAGACTCAGTCACAAGCGGCAGCGGTGGCCGCACAACACCAAACCAGGTTCCTCATGTGGTAACGACAGGGGAAGAGAGCATTGTTCCTGACCTATCCGTCACGTATAGTAAAGTGATGGCTGACTTGCAACGATCAGTCAGAAATAGGTCCTGGAAACTAGGAAACAGTGCGGGGTTCATTCTTTCGAGTGATCATTCACGCTTCTTGCACTTGCTAGGAGGACGTAGAACTGTTCAAGATTCTAACCCTTTGTTATTGGACAAGGAGTTCTACCGTTCTCAAGTAAGGCACAAGCGGGATTGGTTGTCTCACATACTAGCTAAGACCCGGATTGTCCTGTTTACGTACAGGCCTCCGGTACAACCCCCTAAAATTGAGGAACGCCAACCAGCAATCACACCGACAATAGATTGCTTTCCCGCTGGGGAAGACGACAAGACAAAAGCTAAATCCCACCTGAATGAAGGTAACGTTCAGCAGGTAGAAGGTACCACTTTCATCCGCCACAATTGTGTAGGAGCTGTGGAATACCAGAGGGAGACAAGGTTCGTCCGTTGGAGACGCAAGATTTCAAACCAAATCTTGCCGCCTATGAGAAATCAGGATGCTCATAGGCGCCTAGGTAGTGGACTGGTTCGAGGAGTTCGTAAGAAATTGGCACGCCTCGTGGACCCAGGAAGGGACCCAGTTCCCATAGCCATTATCGAAGCAATCGCAAACGAGAGGATAGTACCATCAGGTGATGAAGTAGATGATCCAGACCTCTCGTACTTGCCAAAAGGCACACCGACCACGCCTGAGGTTAAATTCCACACCGCCAGGACACGTAAAAGGTCAAGATACCCGGTAAGGGTGCCAGTACTTGTAGGAGAAATGGTGTCAAAACTCCGAGGAATACACAACGTCCCGGATACTCCAGAAAATCGAAAATTGATTTTCCTCGACGCAAGCAACAAGTGCAGAGCAAGAAAGAACAATGAAGATCCAGGATGGAAGGATATGCGCGAGTCAGATTTGGCGCGCATCATCAACTGGACCGCTGCAGCTTTCTGGACGAAATATGATGTCTACGAAGATATTGAAGTCACCATGTCTACACCTAACGCCAGAGAGAGTGTAGCGAGGCGCGACCGGTTGGCCACCCGGGTGCGCCTAGGAAAGCACGATTAATGCCGCTTGACCGAGCGGCGCGCCACCACGACTCACACAGCTGTACCAATGGAGTTATACGAACAGCTATTAAGTGCGAAGACTGGTAACAGGGTGCGCGTCAACTCGGTCAGGCAGGCAAATGGGCTGAAGGCAGCCCGCGTCTACTACACAATAGATGGTAGAATAGGCGCGCATTGGGATATGCCTAGCAATGACATTAGTTCAGTCATACACGCAATCATGGAGAGAGTTTATTACGTCAAGCTTGATGGGAAATTTCAAACTCCTCCGAAGCCGGAAAGCAAAGATTTCGTGTTTAAAACACTCAATCGATGGTCTCACCTCATGGATAAGCTCGCCAGGGAGCACGGAAAAGTGGCCCCTATTACTGATGAAGAATTTCTTGGACGGTATAGTGGTCAAAAGAAGGGAATATATGAGAGAGCAATTGAGTCTCTGGAGTCGCGACCTCTGGAGACACGAGATGGACG